GTAACCGAAGCCATTACTGCCATTAATTCCATTTGGGATGAATTAGAGCGACGTAGTTAGACTATTATTGTATTGTGCTAACAGAAGAAGAACAAACAGAACTACTTGCGGAAGAGATAGTAGAGGAACTTGACGAAACCTCTGCGGAATTCCTAGACAACCTTGTAAAAAGGTTGCTTGTATTTACCGAAGAGTTCTGCGATATAGAGTTTTTCCCTTATCAGGTGCCTATTGCCTACCGCATTATTGAGTCCATTGTCTTAGGAGACGGTGAAGAACTGACAGTGGTGGCTACACGCCAGTCAGGTAAATCTGAAGTACTGTCAGCAGTTATGGCTGGCATGATGGTCATCTTGCCAAAGTTGGCTCCCATCTACCCAACATGGTTAGGAAAGTTTGCTAAGGGCTTTTGGGTTGGAGTATTTGCACCAACCGAAGAACAGGCTGAAACTGTGTTTGGGCGTATTGTCTCAAAACTGACAAGTGACCACGCTCTGGACTTCCTACTTGACCCTGAGATTGATGACAAGGCTACATCGGGTGGTACTCGTGGACGTGGTCGTATCATCACTTTGAAGCACTCTGGGTCACTCTGCCGTATGCAGACCTGTAACCCCAAGGCAAAGATTGAATCTAAAACCTACCATTTTGTTCTTATTGACGAGGCTCAGGAAGCCGACGAATTCATGGTTAACAAATCAATCAAACCCATGTTGGCGTTCAACAACGGCTCTATTTGTTTAACTGGAACGGCTAGTAGAAACAAATGTTATTTCTATAAGGCAATTCAGTACAACAAACGTCGTGCTGTAAGTGGTCGCAAAGTTCGTCCATGTCATTTTGAATATGACTATAAGACCGCATCAAAATATAATGATAACTACGGCAAGTTTATTTCTAAAGAAAAACTGCGTATTGGTGAGGACTCAGACGAATTCCAGATGTCTTATGTAAACAAATGGATTCTTGAAAAAGGTATGTTTGTTACCGAAGAGCGCATGGACCGCCTGTATGACCCTTCTATGGGTCTTGTAAAGCAATGGTGGAGAACACCAGTTGTTATTGGTATTGACGTTGCTCGTGCAAACGACTCTACAGTTGTCACAGTTCTTTGGGTTGACTGGGACCACCCAGACCCATTTGGTTTCTATGAGCACCGAATCCTCAACTGGCTTGAGATTAACAACGAAGAATGGGAAACCCAATACTTTGAAATAATTGACTTCATCCGTAACTATGATGTGTTACGTATGGGTGTTGACGCCCAAGGTGTTGGTGGTGCTGTGGCGGAACGCCTACAGGTCCTTCTTCCCGACATTGAGGTTCTTGCTGTGTCTTCTGATTCCAAGGCTCAAAACGAACGATGGGTTCATCTAACTGAACTTATCCAGCGTGAGCAATTGATTATCCCTGGTCATAGTAAGGCTCGCCGCAACCGTACTTGGAAACGTTTTAACCAACAAATGTCAGACCTTGAAAAGGTATACAGAGGTCCATATATGCTTGCCGCCGCCCCGAATGAAAAGGGAGCCTTTGATGACTACCCAGACTCCTTGGCTATTGCCTGTCATATGACCATTCAAGATACTATGCCTCAGATTATGATTAGCGAAAATCCGTTTTTCAGGTAGATACCCTTAAAGTAGTGTAAAGTGGTATTAAGTAAACCACATCCCTATTTGGAGGATTAAGTGACCGTATCACCAAACCCAATGTTCCCTGAAAAGGGCGTTAACGTTTTTGAGAGCAGTTTTGCTCCTAGCATCCCAATGAATAAAGGACCTCTTCGTTTTGAAGAAGGTGTTGCAACAGACACTGATGTTCCTCATGACTTCGCTCAGGGTGCATACATGGACACCTCACCTAATGGTGGTCGCATGAACCATAGCAATCCTGAAGCACAGTTTAAGCATGCAATGGACACCATGCGTGAACGTGCTCACGTAGGCTCTGCCGCTTGGATTGAAGCCCCAACAGTCTTGTCAGACTTTGTACAGGGTGCAATGAGTGGCGATGCAATGCCACAGTTTGAGTATGCCTTCAATACAGGTGCTCACATGAACCGTCCAAACCCAACTGTCGTAAACGACTAAATAATGGACGCAGGCGCTCCACCAAGTGGTGCCCCTGCCACAGGAGACAGTGGTGCACCCACTACTGGGGATAGTGGAGAACAAGACGTACAGAGGGTAGGTTTACCTTCTATTACTTCATCAGTCTCTGGCTTACCTATTTCTCCTGTATACGCAGGTGCATTAGGTACTTATAAATTTGATGTTGGTCGCTCTCGGAAATCTTCTTTCCATGCCTCCCGACAGTCCTACACGTATTCTCAGGCTGAAGTACGTAACAAATACGTACCACAGCGCCGTGGTTCTCAAGCCCAAGTAGCACAACAAAAGACCATGGAAGGTACGGGAGAAGTATTCACCGACCCTCTGGATGAATTTAAGCCTCAAGTGTTTAAAGAAGCCCGTCGTTCTACGGACATTGGTAATGGTGCTGATGAACACAAGCGCCGTGAGCCTGCTGGAAAATACCGTGGTGCTGGTAAAGAGGCGTACCGCCAAGGTAACCGTGGTAACTCAGAAACATCTGTAAACCGCCAACTCAGGTACTCACAGGGATAATTGTGGCAACTCCTCTTTTTAAAATTCTTCAGCAAGTTTCTGATACTGACCTAAGCCGCATTCCACCAGCCCGTGCTGGCGCACAGTTCAAGCAGTTTGCACAGTCCAGAGGCGCTAGTCGTAACTTGCAACTATTGGTTGGTCAAAAATCCAACACAAAGACAAATAAAAACGAAACTTCTACAAACCCAATGGCACAGCGTGGTTTACAAGCCACACTTGCTCTGGCACCTGCTGGTACATCGGGAGTTGCTGATACTTGCGGTTCTTGCTCTACACCTGGATGCCGAGAAAACTGTCTTAGTGATGCAGGTCGTTTTTCAAATGATGCTTCACAACGTGCCCAACGTGTTCGTACTGAGTTTGGCGCAGAACACCCTGACCTTTTCTTGGCACACCTTCGTGACTCACAACGAAGCCACGCTGAAGAGGCTTGGGCAGCAGGTCTTCACCCCGTGTTCCGTAGAAACACTTTGAGTGACATCCCGTGGCATAAACTTCCTACGGCTCCTACTCTTATTGGAGAATACGAAGAACATCCAAGTGGCATTATGATTCCAAAAGATTTGCAACACCTTCCTGGTGCATCTACATCTGAATACACAAAAGAAGACATGCGTGGTGTTGTGGATAAAGAAGAAGACATTCCGTACAGAAGCGTTAATCTTACACGTAGCGTTAGTGAACTTACGACTGCCCCACGTATTGAACAGGTACTAGAAGGTGGTGGTAACGTTGCTGTTCCAGTTGCAAAAAAGAAGAAAGACACTCCTCACGAATTTTTAACTGTTGAAGATTCATCAGGACGTACCGTTACTGCACCCACATTTGACATGGACCGTGACGACGCTCGTTGGGCAGACCCAGAGCAAGGGCACATTGGTGTCCTAACTGAAAAACAACGTGGTTCTTTTGGTTCAGGTGAATATGCATTAAATCCTCATACCAATAGGTTTGGGTTTGTACGCCCACACACTGCTGGTCAAGCCTCTGACGTTCCTGTTCGCATTCGCCGTCAGCACTTTGATGCTGGACATGGAATGTAATACATGGACCCCGCACTTGCCACTATTATCGTTGCGGTAATAACAACCTTTGGTTTTTCCATTAAAGAGTTTAAAACAATGAAAAAGGCTAACTCCCTTGACCACGGTCAAGTAATGCAACAATTAAATAAAGTACAAAGTAGTGTTGATAAAGTTGGGGACCGCCTTAACGACCACATTGACTGGCATGTAGATAAGCAGTAGTTGACAGCCTGACTGGGATGATAGTATGTTGGTGATGTGGTTTGTGAATAAACCGCACTAACAGAAGGAATACCAGTGGAAACACATTCACTTGTTGAGGCATTAAAAACGCCACAAGCACACGGTATAGGCGTGAATTGCAAATTCTCACAGATTCGTGACCTCCTCTCTGCGGAAGAGATGGAAGCCCTAGATAAAGCAGTTGACGGTATTCGTCAAGATGCTGGGATGGGAAAGTCCAAAAGGTTTAGCGCCTCATGGTTATCAAAAGTACTTGATTCTTTTGGTCATTTTGTAAGTGTTTCAACTGTTCAACGCCACGTAAACAAGGAGTGCTCTTGTGAGCGAATTAGCCGATAAATTATCCACACCCCCTGAGTCCAAAGCACAAGCCCTTGGCAAGTTAGTAGAAATCCTTGACCGTCAAAACATTGACATCAATGAAATTGGTTCTGTAAAACGTGTAAGCCTTTATCAGTCATTGACTAAAGACCAAGATGGTGAAGCACAAATCCATGACCTTGCGGCTATTCAGTTCTCACCTAAGTGGGCAGAAGGTCCTGAGTGGGACCCTGTTAACCAAGGTCCTGCAATTAAGTTGCCTAAAGTTACTGTTAAACAGTCGGTGTCTACTTGGAAGAAATGTGTTGTTCTTCCTGACATCCAGGCTGGGTTCTTTCGTAATGCAAATGGAGAACTGGTCAGTACCCACGACCCAGTTGCAATGGACTACGCACTTGCA